GCCTTTTTCATGTCCCTTTTTATCCATTATTTTATGTCCTCTATCAACTAGATGAAAATGTGGTGCAGTGGAATAAATATTAGCATGAATATCCTTGCCATAGCCTTCAATTTTCTTTTTCCAACTTTTATTTAATTTTCCTTTATGGTCGTTCCCACTATCTGGACTATTTGTTTTTAAAGCCCTAACCATGCGATTAGCACCACGATTTAAAACAATTTCAACATCATCTGTAAAATCTTTTTGCACAGTTTCCAATCTACCAATAAATTCTTCAAAACTAATTCCCATCATCAACCCCTACTTTCTTTATGCTACACATTAATTCCAATTTTACATGTGATTCATAAGGGTCTATAACGGCATTTATTCGGTACAATCTGTTTTTATACTGTACCACCATAGAATTATCAATATTATCCCGATATCGAATAGTTATTTTACTTAAATCTTCCGTTTTTTCTTTGTATTGCTCATAATAAGCTCTACCTCTAAGTGGCTCAATTCTTGCCCATACTTTTAAAAACGGTATTAATTTTTTCTGCGTCAGATTATACTGCGTTTCAACATCTTCATATTTTAAAATTGTTACACGTTTATCTAATGTACCAATTTCTTCAATATTAATCATGATGTTTCACTTCCTAATGGTTTATAATACTGTGCCAGAGAAATATGCGTAATTATAGCTTCTATAGAGTGTGGTAAATTGTTTACATTGGTTTTTGTAGAAAAAACACTTCTATTTTCATACCAGTGTGCTACCAGCATTTTAACAGCCAAGACAAAAAGCTGGCTGTTATCACTATACTTTTTTCCGGTAGTCTGCTCTAAATAATCAGTAGCAGCTTCTATTAAACTTCCTATGAGTTCATCATCTTCAGTTAAATCTTCATCAATTCGCAAGTAATCTTTTGTTTGTTTTAGTGTAACAGCCATATTAAATTACTCCTTAACTAGCAGAATAAGTACCTGTAATAGAAGCTGTACTTTCATCATCAAGATGAGCTGTACCTGTAATAGTTCCGCCAGTAATAGTAAGTTCTATACTTGTTATCTTTGCACCAGTATCTCCTTTTGCTCCAGCTGTTCCTTGCTCACCTGTCTCCCCTTTTGGACCTTGCTGTCCAACATCACCTTTTTCACCTTTTTCTCCTTGAGGACCTTGCTCTCCGTCTTTTGGTTTATCAATATAAATTAATTTTCCATCTGCTCCACGAGCTAAAATTTGATTTTCAGTACCATCTACTTCTGGTTTATCTAATTTATCTTCAATTGCATTTTCATGTGTTTCAAGTGCAGTTTCAATTTTATTCATATTTTCAGCATTTACTGGAGTTTCATTATTTACCCAATTAGTTTTTGTATACATAATTATTTACCTCACTTTTATTTATCTTTCTTTTCCTACAATTGTTTGCCCCACTATTGCTTTACCTACTATTGCAGGTGTGGGGCTATTACTCTCCCGCTTTCACCAATTTAACAAGGCTATCATAGATAATAGGTTTACCATCGCATACCATAATCATTTTGCGGATAATGTCATCAGTGTCATTATCTTCATAAGTTTTAATACCAATCTGGAAATTGGTATTAAGCGTATAATCGGCAAAATTATAAAGAAACGCAAATACTTTACCAGCACCTAAACTTTCATTAAAGGTATCAATATAGTTTGTAAGTTTTACCGTTCTACCAAGTAAAATACGTTCAGGTTTTCCGCCAATACCATAATTTACACGTGCAATAGGCTGTCCGTTTTTATCTACCATTCCTATAAACTGCATAAAGGTTTTTTTAGTCATAACCCAAACGGCACCATTTTCATATTCCATAGGAAGTTCTGCTTCAGCATTTATAAGCGTCTGATAATCAAGTGCAGATACTTTAAGCTTCGCACCTTTGCTATCGTCTGTAAGAATACCTGTTGGTTGACCACTTCCTGTGCCAGAAATAATCGCCATTTCCAGTGCTTTTGCCATTGCTTCTACGATATTTTTAACAAGAGTTGTTTCAAAGGCACTATATGCCATATTTTCTGTTTCTAAAGTAACAGCTACAGCACAACGTAATTTAAAATGTCCAAAAGTAATTGTGCCACTAAGCGCTTTTTTCTGTTTATCAGAGCCAGCTCCTTCTGCTACCCATGTAGCTGTAGGTTTTACACTAGCTGTTGGAATTACCATACCTGTTTTATAAGCTGTACGTGTTACAAGTGGCAAAATCATACCGTATGCTTCAAGTTTTTCAATAATTTTATTGAGTGTAACAGGTGGCACCAATGCACCGATATCTGTTGTAGCAGTTACTTCATCACTTCTAAATTCTTTAGGCAATCTTTCACCACGACAAACATAATTCATAAATGCCTGTCTATATTCTTCACTATCATAGATATTGGCTTTTACTGGTTTAGCTGTATTAGTTCTTGTTGTCATTGTACCCATACCATCAATAATTGTTTGACGTCTACGAATTTCTTTTTCTTCTTCATCAAGTTCTCGGAGTTCTTTTTCAATATCATCGAAATTGATATTTTTATTGCCCTCATCACTTAATAAAGAACGAATTTCTTCTTTTCTTTGCAAAATTTCTTCTAATCTTTTGTTCATATTCTTTCTCCTTTGCATAAAAAAAGCACGTCTAACCGTGCATTACAAATAAGTCATTAAATATAATTTTTTTCTTCTTTTTTCTTCTTGTAAATCCTTTTCTAGGTCCACAAAATATTCTTTACTTCGTGCCTGTATAGATGTTCCATCATATGCTGGAAAATCTACAACCGCCACATCATAAATTTTATCAAAAGCAGTTATTGTACGTGTATAAATCTTATTTTCTTTGTCAACTTCAGTTCGTTCACTTTTTACAGTAAAAGCAAAACTCATTTTGTTTAAATCACCACGTTTAATAAGTTTATATACATCTGTACCATTATTGGTATCAATAATATCAGCACTAATTCTAAGACCTTTATCATCAGTATTCATAGTTAATGTATTATTACTTGCCCTAGCAAGTATCATCGCCACGTCACCATGATTATACTTAAATACAGTATCGCTCATGTCAGCACCATCGAAGGCATTGCGGTCTATTACTTCCATATATTTCCAACCGCTCCACTCACTTTCCCATATTAATGCCCTTTGATTAAAAACTGCTGCATATCCTTCTACAAGTTGCTTATTTTCATCATCATTATTAGCTGGCTCTAGTAGTGCCATTCTCATTTCCATTTTCCCCATTATCTTCACCACCTTTCAATGAATTATCATTATTACCTGTTTGATATAAACTTTGGTCCTTAGCTTTTACAAAGTTTAAACTGATAAGACGTTCATCACCGCCTTCTATACCAGCATAACCAAAAATTTCACGAATTTCATTGATTGTAAGTCCGCCAGTAGGAATAAGTGTTTCACAGATTTTAATTTTAGATGCTACAGACATAAAGTTTAATCTATTACTTTCTAAAATAATTTCATTACCAAAGCCTCTTTCTCGTCTTGTAAATAATTTGTCTGTCATTTCTTGAGCTAATTTTATAGCTACAGGCTCAAGTACTGACTCATAAAAGGCTATATACTCATCTTCTGTATATTTGCCCATGATAATATTTTCATTAAGTCCAAAATGTTTATAAATACAATCTCTAGCATAACTCATTTGTTGACTATTAAAGGTAGTTATCTTACTGTTTAATTCATGAAATTCTACTTTATTATCCAAACTAGCTATACCTGAAGGATTATTACTAGCATATGTTCGTACGAAATCATCATGTACTTTTTTCATATCTTCTGGTCTAAGAGATGAAATCCATTTTAAATATCCACGCAGTGCTGTAAAATTTTTAACTGCATTAATAATAGAAGCTCTCACTGCCTTTAGCGTTGATAAATCTTCAATCATTATCTTTGAATTATCATCGCCAAATATTTCATCGCGATTAAAATGTCTACGAATGTGAATAAGATTTTCATAAGGAATAGTAACTCTTTCACCTGCACCAAAAGTAAATCTAGCATAAAGATTATATGTTTTGTCTTCTAGTATTTCCAAAAGAGGGAAATCTAATGGATATACAGCTTTTATACTGCCTGTAAATTCGTCCCATTGTATATAAATAAAAGCATTATTATACGTAAAATACTGTGCTATAAACTTTTCTAAAAATTCACTAGCAGTCATCATTGGATTGGGATACGAACTTAATAAATAATTCAACCTATCATTAGGCACATTTTTTATTTTTCCATTATCCTTAATTACATGTTTTGGTCGCATTTTTCCAAAATGCCTTGCAATAGTATCTATACAATCTCGTACTGTAGCATCATCATAAGCATTTCCTGAAAAAGGTGTATACATATTTGTATAACCATTTAACAATTTTAAAGCTGTAACATCTTTATATTCTTTTTGATTACCAAAGATTTTGCTAAATAAACTTCTAAATTGCAATGTCTCACCACCTTTTAAATAATATTCATATAGTCATCTTTATTTCTCTCATAAACTACATATGCATCTAAAAGAGACGCAAATCCATCAATTCGTTGTCTTGGATTTTGTAATTTACATGGCTGGATATTTCCATTTTTATCCATATCTACACTAACATTTGCCATACACCATTTAAGCACAGGATTGTTATTATAATTTATAAGTTTAGCTTCTAAATCTGCACCCAAAGCTTTCATTGGACCAGATAAAGTTTTCTTTCCTTGTATTACTGGCTCCATAGTTGGCTCACCAAAAGTATTTATCATATCTTGCACAAAATATTTTGCAGACCAACTATCATAGCCACATTTAAACAGGTATATATCTTTTTCATTTTGCATTTCTTCAAACCATTCAACAATCAAGCGATAATCTATACTATTGCCAGGACTTAACCTAATAAATCCTCGCTTTAGCCAAATATCATAAGGCACTTTATCCTCATGTACTCGTTTTTCAAGTAATTCTTCTGGTATCCAATACATCTGCTCTACATAAAAACGCTTTTCATCTTCTAGCGTTTTAAAAAGCATAGTTGCACAAGTTAAATCCGTTGTAGCAGATAAATCTATACCGCCAATGCCATATCTAGGTTTTAAAACCTCAACATCAAACGTTGCTTCATTGTTTAGTTGTTCAAAAGTCATAAAAGCTTCTGTAGTAGTTTCTCGCACATTAAAATCTTTACATAATAAATTTTTAACATAATGAGGATTAGCCTTTGCACGATTTACTTTATCTTCTAATTGTTCTTTATTTTTTATTGTTCCTAGTGCAGGATTAGCCTTTGCCCAATATTTTGGATTAGTCCATTCACTTCTTCTATCCAGTTCATAAATCACTGGTAAAATAGTATCTACTTTATAGCCTTCTTCATTGTCGAAATCAGCAATTATATTAGCTGCTTCTTCATACTTTAGGTCAAAAATACCTTCACGCACTGTACCAGCAGTAGATGTAATAATAGATAAAGGCTGTTCTCTTGCAGTCATACCATCAATTACTACATCATAAAGGTTCTTATCTTTGATAGCATGCAACTCATCTATCAGTGCTCCATGAACATTAAGACCATCTAAACTGTCGCTATCACTTGCCAGTGCTTTAAATGTTCCATCGTTAAAATTGCACTGGATTTCATTTACCAAACATTTAGAGCGTTTAGCTAATGACGGTGATTTTTTAACCATACGCTTAGACTCTAACCAAATTATTTTTGCTTGGTCTCTTTTTGTCGCTACACTATAAATTTCAGGGCCTGCTTCACCATCTGCGAATAACAAATACAATCCTATTCCACTAGATAATGTGGATTTCCCATTTTTTCTGGCCACTATTAAAATCAATTCTCTATATTGTCTTAAACCTGTGTTTTTATCTCTAAAGCCAAACAATGCTGATAATATAGCCTTTTGCCATACCTCTAAAATAACAGGTTTACCAGCCCACTTACCTTTAGAATGTTTGCAATATCGTTCAATGAAGTCTATTGCATGTGTTGCACGATCTTGGTCGAAAATATATTTTTCTTCTTTTCCGTTTAGCTTATCATGTAAATGTTTAAATAGTTTTGCCACCTTTTCAGATACTACTACATCTTTGTTTTTAATTTGATTGTAATAAATATCGATGTAATTCATATGAATCATTTCTTTAATGTGGTAATGAAATCTTCAAAACCATCATCATTCGTAGTGTCTATTTTAGCTGGCATACATGAAAGTAACGTTCTTATAAGAGAATTGTAATTTTTAATAGCTGTAGAATACGCTTTACTAGCAGTAGACTCTTTTGTGCCATATTGGTCTTTTCCATTGCAGTATTCCTCAATAAAACCATCTCTATCGAGGTCTTTTTGCAGGTTATCAAGCCTAAATTCTAGGTCAACAGCAAAATCTATTGTTCTTTCAACTATTGCCATTTTATCATCATCAATATTTTTAAAAACCTCTCTATATTGCTCTACCCTTCGCTTTCTTAACGTTTTTTCACTAACTTTTGGCACAAAATTTCATCTCCTTTCTAGTAAAATTTTCTGAAAAATAACCACACCCCTCTCGCCGATGACGCATATTTTTTACGAAGGTGGACCCTCCGGTCTAGGAAATTGTCAGATAATTTATCGTATATGGGGGTGTAGTTAATCATTTTAATTATTTTTTGATTCATCAATACCAATTAGATTACCATCATCATCAAACACTATCTGCCTATGCTCCTTAGAATGTATCTTGTTATGACATTCTAAGCATAAGAACATAAGGTTATCCCAGCCACAAGCTATGTAAGGATCATGTATGTTCTTAGGTGTTAAAGGTATTTTGTGATGAACGATGTATCGTTGGTCTCCATCAATCTTTTCAGGTGTTTGGTTATGGCACATTTCACACACAAACATCTTAGACTGTGCAAAAGCTTTAGCACACTTCCGCCATCTTGTACTGTTATAAAACTTCCTTGCGAACTCTTTTGCCATTGTTTACCTTTCTATTGTTTGCATTTCTGTTGTTTTTATACTTGCAATTTTTCGTACTGCTATAAAGCGATTATCCCAACTTTTATATTTACTATCCGCCAAGATAGATTTTTCTTTAGCATCTAATAAGACTGCTTTTGCTCGTACTACATCATCATCTGTATTTACCATTGCTTTTAATTTAACTTGATTGATTTTAGGATATTGCTCTGAATACATTAAATACTTCATATCCCAAATTCTTTTATATGTGTCATCTGCTTGTGCTAATATATTTTTAGTCTTTGCCACATATTCAGATAACGTTGCTATTGTATTTGTTATAAGAGCAATATCATCTATTAACTCTTGCCCTGTTGGATTATTAGATATTTTAAATTCATTATCCATATAAACTCCTTAAATATTCTTCACATCTTGCTTTTATTTCTTTAAGTCTGCCGCTATCGTGTCGCAATCGATGACAACTATCACACAATACAACACCGCCACGCATTTCATCAGATTTATCTTGACCACATGGCTCGTGATGAAACTTATGACTATCATCTACATATTTTCCGCATACAATACATCTATAATTATCACGTTCAAAGATATTCTGATTTAGCTTCTTTAATTTCTGGCCATATAGTTTTACTCTTTTCTTTTTTTGTAGCATTTTCTCACCGTCAATAAAAAAGAGATATAATCATTGGATTATATCTCTAAATTTATTTATGCACTTTATTTGAATTATCTTTATATCGCCTATGCTCTCTATGACATGTTAGTTTTACATCTATTAAATCTTGTACCTTGAATGTTCGCTTATCATCTCTTGTATAGTTTAAACACTTAAAATATCTAAGATTTATTTTACGATGGGAACATATTCCCTCTATGTTATAGTAGCATTTATGTTTATTACATTTTATTGTAGTCATAATGTTACCTCACTTAAATTTATGTATAAAAAAAGACAGCCATTATTGACTGTCTCTTTTATGTTTCCCATGCTCTATATTTTTTTGTAATTATAACTATATCATACTTTGATAGTGAACTTCAATGAACTTTAGTGAACTAATTTTTATTAAATTCTTCCTGTTGTCTTTTTAAAAAACTATTAATATTGATAGGTGGTATTATTACAGGAGTTATATTAGGTTGAGTTGTCATAAGTGTTACTTGACTTCTTAAATAAGGAAACATTATTGCTATTGCATTTGGTAATAATTTATCTGTTGGAAAATCTTCTCCTACTAAGAAAGATCCTACTAAACACAAATTCAATTCAAAATTATCTTTTTTTTCAACTCTACAATATAACTTTATAGATATTTTATTTTCTTCATATTCATGAATTTCTCTAAAACCAATATTTACGCCCTTTTGTACGTCTTTAATATTTTTACCATTACTTTGAAAATTTATATTTTCAAAATACATATTTAAATTTCTCAATGCTGTTGATTTTATTTCATTTTGATTAATCATCATTATTTTTCCTTTTTATGCAGCTAAAATAAGTTCGCTAAGCTCTATATTATCCTCATAATCTATATTACCTTCATAATTTATATTATTTTCATAATCTATATTATCCTCATAACTTATTTCTTCTATATTTCTTATATCTTGTGATGGAATCTCTACTATATTAAATAAATCATTATATGCTTTTATACTAATATCATCTCTACTAATTGTTTTAGCATATTCATCAATTGTCATATTATTAATTCTACTTATACCATCTTTTGCATCTTCAAAAAATATATTACAATCTTTTAGAACATCTTCCAATAATTTCAAATCTCTATCTAAATCATTCATAATAATATCCCTACCTAATCTTTTAATAAACTTATTTCAGAAATACAATTATTATCAAATACTGATAATTGCTGTTGTTTCTCATATCTTGAAAATCCGCCAGATTTTTTATATTTCCAATTTACTTCTTTAAAAAAAAGATATGATATTATTTTAATATTATATTTCCTACGATAAAATTCACAAAGTGCACACTGTTTTTCTGAATCTTTCATATGTGTATGTTTATTAAAATAATTCATTAAATTTAAGAATTCTTTATTAGCTTTTTCAAAATTTTTTTCCTCATATAAATCGAAATAATATTTTTCCTCACAGCTTATTTTAACTTTTAATATGGACATCTCTTCTTTTCTTCTATTTGCTTGTTGCTCTGCCCACCATATAGCCCATTTTTTATCTGTAAAAAAGTATATACCTTTACCTAACCATTCATTATTTTTTATACTAGCTTTAAAAAATTTTGTTCTTAAAATTTCTTCTGCATTAGTTTTTATCGTTCCATGATATCCTACTAGTTCTATCATTTGAAATCCTTATAATTAAATTATATATGACATTAACTATCATATATAATTTAATTATAACATATTTTGTCAATGTCTCTTAGTAATAATTAATTTATATATATTTATCAATCCTAAGGTATGTAATTTATATACATATCTAATTGAACAATTACAAATATCTGCTATATCAGCCCATTTAAGAAAAGATAAATATCTCATAGACAAAATACTTTTTACTTTATCCTCAACTTCTAAATTATCTATACATTCTTTTATCTCTTGTTCTTTTTTAGCATATATCTGCATCGCTTTTAATTGTTTAGCAACTTCTTCATCAATCTTAGCAACATAATCTGATATGTCCATTTTCTTATTACTTCCGCCAACAGATTCCATCTGATATACTGCAATCAATTTCTTTGATGTTGTTTTTAATTCTTTTACTCTACATGCTATTGCTATAGCATTAAGCTTTGCTTCTCGAACGCTGTCCAAATATCTTTTTGCTATTTCTAAGTTTTCTTTATCTTTTCCCATGAAAGCCTCCATATACTATTATAAGAACTTTAGACCATTTCTCCCATGTTGGAAAAATGGTCTATTTTTTATCACTCTGTTATTTAATTTCAAACCTGATTAATTTATAACCTTTTTTAGATAATTTATACGCTATACCTCGTTTAAAACTATCTAGCCAAGAATTTTTATTCAATTTCTTGGCTTTAAGATAGTTTCTTTTTCTCTTAAAAGGGTATATCTTCATCCGGTGGTGGCACTTCTTGACCAAAAGATTTTGCTGATTCTGGTACAGCACCGCCATCGAGTTTTGGTTTACTTCCCATAAATTCTACATCATTAGCTATAACTTCAGTTACATAACGCTTACTTCCATCTTGTGCCTCATAACTACGAATCTGAATACGACCTTCAATCAAGACTTGACTGCCTTTCACTAAATTATTGCCTACAACTTCCGCTATCTTATCCCATACAACAATTGGAATAAAATCAGCTACTTTTTCTTTACTAAATCTACGATTCACAGCTAAAGTAAAACTTGCTACAGCTACTCCAGTTTGCGTATATCTTACCTCTGGATCCTTTGTTAATCGCCCCGCTAATATTACTTTATTCATATTTTCCTACCTTCATAACTTTTTTATTGTTAGTTTCCATGTCCCAAAATACCATCTTCAATATACGTATATTATGTCTTTTAACTAAATGCTTATTTGCTAGTCTAAAAACTCTTCTACAAAAAGCATAAAAGAAGCTTTCTCTATTCGTCTTTTCTACTGCTTTTTTATACGTACTATCGCTACATTCTCCTACATTTGTAAGTGGATTTATTTTGTCTATCATAATTTAATACCTTCTACTTCTGAACTATAATACTCCTCATTAATTCCAAAAGCTCCTATATCATATGCAATATTTTTGTCATCATATATAGTTCCATCATCACTCATACGATACCAGTGTGCACCATAATTTATATTTTTATCTGGATTTGTATCTTTTACATAAACCCAATAACCTAAAGCCCATTGTAAAATAGCTAATCTCTTATTAGACAACTTAAACATATTTTTTCTCCTTTTTCATTGTTCTTTGAACAGGTGAATAACATACTCTATCATCACTACATACAGGTACCGCAATACCACTTATTAAATGTAATATATGCACTTGATTTGCTTTTAACTTCTTTCCACACCGCCAACATTTCATTCATATGCATCCCACTTTTTATTACTTGCTAATTTATCAAGATATTCCTGTGCCTCTTTAGCCGTACTTACTACTTTATTTGTGTTGCTTCTATATTTATGATGTCCTACAGATTGTGAATTAACAACCTTTTTACATACAGCATATTGATTTTCTCCTAATAAGGCAGATACATAATAAATGTATCTGCCATCTGTATATTTAGTTTGTTTTCTCATTTTATCCCACCATCATAAATCCAATACTGATAACTCCGATCACTGCCACAGCTTCTAGACAATATTTACAAATATTATCTTTTCTTTTACGTTGTTTAAGTCGTTTAATATCCTCACTAAATTCTGAATCCAATGGTATATTTATCGTTTTTATATTTTTCATCTATCTTCCCTCAAATCAAATTTTCAAATAAACAAAATTGCTTGCTAAACTTAAGATTTATTGTTCCTATAGCTCCATTTCTATGTTTAGCTATTATTAGTTCTGTAAGCCCTTTATCATTTGTATTAGCGTTATAGTATTCATCACGATATAGAAACATTACTATATCCGCATCTTGTTCTATTGCTCCGCTTTCACGAATATCTGAAAGCATTGGTCGTTTATCTTGTCTTGATTCTACCGCTCGACTTAATTGAGAAAGAGCGATTATCGTTATATCTAACTCACGTGCCAGTAGTTTTAAACTTCTTGATATTTCACTTATTTCTTGTTGCCTATCTATTTTTCTTGATGAACCTTGCATAAGCTGAAGATAATCTATGACCAATAGTTTTATATCTTTCTCACGTTTTAATTTTCTTGCTTTAGTCCTAAGCTTTGACATATTCAAACCCGCTGTATCATCAATATATAACGGCTTTCCTGATAATATTGTTGATGTCAATGTTAAACGTTCCAGTTCATTACCATCTAACTTTCCTAGTCTTATGCTATTTGAATCGATTAAACCATATAGACTAAATAATCTATTGGTAAGCTGTTCCGATGACATCTCAAGCGAAAAAATTGCTACAGGTACATTCTTTCTTGCTAAATTAGCCAGAATATTAAGTGCAAAAGCAGTTTTCCCCATACTTGGTCTTGCTCCCAAAATGATTAAATCAGATTTTTGCAAACCGCCAGTCATTCTGTTAAGTTCACTAAATCCAGTATCAAGACCAAATAATTTGCCATCTTGACTACTGTTATATCTTTTCTCAATTTCAGTAAAAGCGTTCATAATATACTCTGCTGGTTCAACAATTCTATCTGTATTATTTGCCGTTTTAGCGATTTCTAAAATATCTTTTTCCGCATTATCAAGCACCAAATTTATATCAACATCTCCATCAGCCTCTCGTGCCTGCTGAATAATTTTCTGTCCTGCATTGATTAATTCACGCTTTATAGCATTTTCTCTCACAATATTGGCATAAGACTTTATATTGACAGCAGAAGGAACACAATTTGATAAATCTGTTATATAAGCTATACCGCCAACAGATTCAAGCTGATTTGTATTTGTTAACTTTTCCGTTAACGTTATACTATCTATATCCTTCCTCGTATTAAATAAATCTAATATCGTAAGATAAATAACTTGATTTGCCTTTCTATAAAAATCTGTAGATTTTATAATCTGATTGACTTCATCAATTACTATTGATTTATCCTTAGCAATCAAAATTGCTCCTAATAATGCTTTTTCTGCTTCTACATTATGAGGGATTACTACCTTATCCATTTTTCTTTATTCCCTCCTGCTCCAAAAATTCATCAAGCAAACTCTTTGGTGCTCTGTTCAAAGCTGATTGTTCCGCATCTGATAATTTACTAGAATTAGCAGTATTTACTTTATTTTTAGTTTTATATTCGTCATAACCATTAACTTTCCAATTATTCAAAATAGCTTCTATATAGCCTAATTTTCTTTTTCCTTGTATTACAGCTCTTGTAATAGCTTCTTTTACCCATTCAACACCATATTCATCTATATCATCTATTAATCTTTCATATTCAATAGAGTTAATAGAATAATTTATATTATTCATATAAATATCTATTACTTCTTTTTTTTGAATATCAGTAGTAGTAGCATTTTCTTTATCTATTACTCTAATATCTATTCTCTTATCTCTTATATCTATTATCTTATCTCTTATATCTGTCGTTTCATTTTGTGTTACACTTTTGTTGCAAAGTTGTTTCTTTTGTGTTTCAGTTTCGTTACATTGTAACGCCTTCGTCTTATTTCTATGTTTTCGTACTCTTTTTGCACTTTCTGATTCTGAACCGACCATATTTTTTACTTGATTTAAATAAAATGCACCATTATCTAAAACTTCTAGCAATCCCAATTTTTTTAATAAATTTATTGCTATCATGATAGTATCAGAATTTATATTTGTTAATTCACTAAGCCTTTTTATATCATATGGAATATACATTTCACCAACACGACGAATTAACATACCATTATCATTAATTGACATTAAACATAATTTTAAATAAAAATTACTATAATATATGCCATTTGGTTGTTCCTCAAGCCAACGAATTGTCTCTGATTGAAAAAAATCTTCTGGCAATTTAAGCCAATAATATCTTTTATTTATAGCCATTATCTTTACCTCGTATTTTAAAAAGCCACCTAAAATAGATGGCTTATTTCTTATTTTTATGTTATACTTTAGTCGGAAATTTTTAGTTTTGTTGACTAGTTTTGTACTGGTCAACTATTTTTTTTAGCTTAAAAAAGCTAATACAATTTTCTAGGATTGGATTTATTTCACTAGGTTTATGGATGCCATTAGGAATTTCTATACTAATACCTTGTTTTGTATTGGTTTCATAAATTGTTTGCATAACAAAAACACCTTTCTTTCAAACTGTTTTATTTAAATAACTTTAAATTTAGTTTTGATATCACTTTCAAGATCTTGTTTATACTTCAAAATATCATCCTTAAAAAAGATTAGAGATTTACCCTCACGCTTCATTTTCAACACGCCACTATTACCTAACTCAACAATTCTACTGTACTTATAACCCAAATATTTACTAGCTTGCTTTGCTGTCATCAATCCAGAAGGAGACCAATATATATCACCATCTTCTTTATCAACCAATGCCTCCTCTAGTTCTTTTATATATTTATCTTTAGCTTTTAATTGCTCTACCAATGCCTCGATCGCATTTATACCTCGTGTTTTTAATGCCTCACTATCAAGATTGGCAAAAATATTTTCTTCTTTAGTCATAAAAACTACCTCCACATATATTTAATAAAGGAGAAAAATCCATGTTAAATGATTTTGTATTATTTATTTCAAAATTACTATCTGAGTTAAAACTATCAGATAAATTAACCATGATAGGTTGGATATTTACTTTTATTGCCTTTTATATCCCATGGAAAACAGCTTATGGAAAATCTATATCTGTTGAATGGGAAGATTCTTTGAAAAAAATTTCTATATCTGACTTATCCATTGGAGATTCTAAATATCTACATCCTAAAAATAAAACAGCTTATATAGCATCTATGCATGTTGTAAATCACAGCAATGTTAATATTGGTTATTTTGATATGAAAGTAACTAATATTAAAACAAACGCAGAACATATGATAATGATGACTTCTACAGTATTACCTAATTTTCAAAAGTTTCCATTACTATTAAAAAAAATCGGTATAGACGGTAATCCTTATCAAATGATATTAAATATGCCACCAAACCACTCTGGTACTTTTTTAGCCAATGCTAGTACAAAATTTGATTTAGTTATTACTGAATCACCTATAGTTAAATTTAGTGATGAAATTTGTATTACTTTTTCTGTTACTTACAAAAAATCATATATAATACGTATTAAAGAATGGATATTTATTTGGATACGTTTTATAAAGCAATGGATAATATCTAAAATTTATAACAAAAAGATACTAAGACCACATACAAAAATTTATAAAACTTTCAAAAAAGTTTATAAACTGCCAAATCCATAACTTAATAAATGAGATGTAGCTAACATTAAAAATAAATCAACTATAATTGCTAATAAAAAAAAGAAAATATTTTCAGACCAAAGAGCTATATGCATTGCAATCGCTAAAAAAAAACTACATGTTACAATAATAAAAAAATCAATATAATTCACAAGAAATCAATCCTTCCCAACTATAAATGACAATAAGCAAACTATACCAATTACTATACCTATCGATAAAAAACATCCCATCATTGAAATAACCATTAATTCTTCTGGTAACATTATTAATCCCTCTCCGTATCATTGATTTTATTTACAGATTTTTTTATAATTTTTATTTATAAAATCACTCCCTTCATAGCTTTGATATGAACAAATATTGCATTGTTTTCAGTTTTGTTTTATATTAGTATTTAGTTAAATGTTTTTATGAAATCTTAATAATGTTATATCTTTTACTAATAGCCGAAATGTATCAATAATCTTGATATATTTCGGTTTTTCTTTTGCACTAATTTTCCCATCTAACCCAATAGTCATAAGTTCTTGCAAACAATTTTCAGATGCCTTCAAATTTATTGCTAAACTCATAATATTTTCTATTAAATTTTTACTATTTATATTGGGCAGCCCTTTTCCACATCTAGTATTTTTAAGCCAAATATATTTAATAACAGGTGCTTTATATACATCAGACATTAAATAAGCAATATCATCAGGTAATTTTCTTTGCCCACTTTCATAATAGGCAAGAGTACGCCATGATATTCTAAGACACTCAGATGCTTGTTCCTGTGTCAAACCAGCTTCAATGCGACATTTTTTATAAATTTACACACATCACTGTTCATACATATTTATTTCCTTTCACATTATAATTTAATCACACGTTTCGTGTATCATCTCATCAAAAAAAATATTCATATCAAAATCTGGATATTTTTCTTTAAATTTTTTTAAAAACGTACGACTAGGTAATCGTGCTCCAAATTCTATCTTTTCGTATAATGATTGTGATACACCTATATTACATGCCATCATTTTTGTATTATAACCTTTTTCTTTTCTAAATTTTGATAAACATTTCATATAATCACCTCTCTTTTATACACGTTTTGTGTATCTCATACTTATAATATATAACACGTTTTGTGTTATGTCAATATTTAAATCAAAAAAACAACACATTTTGCATTATTAGAAGATTGTACACATTTTGTGATGTATAATTAAACAAGGGGAACATTATGAAACGATTAAAAGAACTAAGAGAAAATAAACAACTTACACAAGCACAATTAAGTAAATCCTTAAACATATCATCTAGTACAATCGGTATGTACGAACAAGGAAGACGATTTCCTGACGAAAATTTACTAAAACATATAGCAAAATTTTTTAATGTATCAATAGATTATTTGTTAGGAATAAGCGATATTCCTAATATTGCTGAAAAATATTCTAATGAAAAAAACAATTCAAATGAATTAAATACCGATGAACAAGAACTTATACAGCTTTATCGTGAACTGCCACCTGAAGGTAAAATCACAATTAAATCATTAGCTAAAACGCAACATGACTTATATGTAAAGCCTAAGTCAGACGAAAAGGCAATCTAATAATAACTAGTTCTGATTTCTGGAAAAAATAAACCAAAAATTTCTTTCAATACTTTGTAATCAATAAAATATATGAAAGGTAATATATGAATAATTTTGAACTTCTTAGAAATAAAGACATCTTATCTATCCTAGATGGAGATAGTACTTTTGATTCACTAAAAATAAACAATACTGATATAGCAATCTCTATGCCTTATTTAACTGGTTCTACACTTTGCTATATTTCAAGAACATTTGGTCTTTATGTTTCATACGAAGAAACTAAACAAAGTAGATGGATGTATTTAGATGATTTATTAGACCATTGTATAAAAAATCACAAAGTAAGTGATTTACTATCTTTCTTATTTTCAAAAAAGCAGTTTCAATTAAAAAAAGAACTTTATACACTAACACCTAATGAAATAGAGCATGTTTATAATGAAACTATATCATCTATATTAAAACATATTAATAGTATATTACTCTTTTCTGATAAAAAACTTATAAGAATAAATAACACTTTTATTATAAAAGAAATTAGTACAGCTATTAATCCTATTATTCCATCTGTACAAAAAATAGATAGGAATTATATTGCTGATTTATCAACTCGAGCAATGAAAGATATTGATGAAGAAAATTTTGACAGTGCTCTTACTAAGTCAAGAACACTTCTTGAAGAAGTTTTTTGTTATGTTATTGAAAGAAAAAACGAAATACCTTCAGGTAAGGGTGACATAAACAAATATTACAAACAAGTAAAAAATCTATATAATATGCATCAATCTAAAGATGCTGATAGACAAATTAATGAACTTCTTTCAGGTTTAGAAAAAATTTTGTCATCCATATCTAATATGAGAAATATAAATAGCGATGCTCATGGTGTAGGATCTAAACGATTTAATATTAAAGATTATCATGCTCGTCTATTTGTAAATTCTGCTATGACTATGGCTGACTTTATATTATCTGTCAGTGAAAATTCTAATTAAATAAAAATATTTATATATCTTATCACTATGCAGAATTATATAATAAAATACTATTTATTACGAAAGGATAAATCCATAATGACTATAAATTGGAATTTTTTAGGAATTATTGCTACTATAATAGGAGCTATTGCTACTATTATAGGAGTCTTTATTACTTGGAAAACTTCTAAAAATAAAGATACAAAAATTTCTCAAAAAGACAGAAATATTATTACTTCTGGTAATAATAATATTAATAATTTAGGCAATAATAACGGAATAATATCTATAAATAATAGAGGAGATATATCTAATCATGATAAATGACTCTATAAACTCTAATAATACAAATAATCTTGGAAATAATGCTGGTATTATTTCTAGAGAAAATACTGGTACTATTAACTATACTAATAACTTTATTAATACTAATAGTACAGAAATATTACATTTGCAACGGCATTTTCCTTCTCATCTCCCAGAAATTATTAAAACATTTGCTGATAATTGCCCTGATGAAGATGAAATTAACATAAACGATTTCAAGGATTATAGCGTACCAGATAAATTAAATTATAATAAAATAGGCAAATATAATTGTATTATCGAAGAATACTCTATATATGCTCCTACCTTTGATAATATATTAAATGAATATGATAATTATAATTTAAGAAGTAAACGTAAAGTATTAAGATGTATACACAATTGGTATTTAAACGAAAAAGGAAAAGCATTATCAAATTATTCAAACACAAACAAAACTAATATTGAAAAAATACAATTAGAAGCAGATAATATAATGGAAACAATAAGAAAAAAAATTATAGATACTATTAATAATACAAATTATAATATTATCTATGAAGATATAGATTTTGCTGTTGATTGTTTTATCTGTTATTGTTTTATTGAATGTAAAATTTTTGAAAAACCACCTGGAGAATTATCATGATCATAAATACAGAAAGAAACCCTATATTTTCTTTATACTATTTAGGTGCTGTCGTACTAAGAATTTTATCCTCATGTCATTCTATGACATTAGATAAACTATATGATACACTAAACGAAGAATTATATTATAATCATAAAATAAAAATTCATATTAACTTTTTTTATTACACATTAGATTGGCTATTTATACAATCTTTAATAAAAATTGAAAACAGAAAGGTTACTTATGTTAATAGAAAAATTAATAATAAAGAAAACAAAACCATATGAAGAAGTCATTAGATATATTAAATTTAAAAAAGGATTAAACTTAATTGTTGATAATACCTCTAATAAAAGCACAGAAAGTGGAAATAATGTAGGAAAATCTACTGTAATTAAAATTATAGATCTATGCTTAGGTGCTAAATCAACTAAAGATATTTATAGTAATTTAGACACCAAAAGTGAAAATACATATATAAAAAAATTTTTAACTGAAAATAAAGTACAAGCTGAATTAATTTTAAAAGATGAAATAAATTCAAATCAATATTGTATAAAAAGAGATCTATTTCCTAATGGACATAAATATATCAATGATAAATTATTACCAGAAAAGAAATTTTCACAAGAATTAAATCAAATAATTTTTCATCTTAATGTTAAAAATCCTACTTTTAGACAACTTATTCCTAAATTTATACGTTCTGCTCCTGAAGTTCAAGAAAAAATGTTGCACTTTATTCCAGAAGAAAAATCACCTATAGTATATGATTTGGTATATTGTACTTTATTTCAAATAAGTAATCAAACACTCAATGATGAAAAAATTAAATTACAAAAAGCTTTAAAAAAATGTGAACAAAATATAAAATCATTTGAAAGCAATTCTAATATTGGTTCTTTAAATAGTTTAAAACAAAAAGAAATATTACTACAAAATGAACTAGAAGAACAATATGAAAAAAGAAAAAATTTATCTTACATTCAAGATTATCAAGAAGAATTAGAACACAAAAGAAAAATTTCTGCTCAAATTCAAATGATTGAAAATACTGCACAATCAATTGAATTTGAAATTAGCCTAATAAATAATAGTATAAAAAATTTACAAGAAGAACAAAGTAATATCGATGTAGACATTTTAAAAAGCATATATAAAGAAGCTCATTCATACATTCCCAATTTACAAAAAACATTCGAAGATCTCTTAAGATTTCATAATAAAATGATTCAAAATAAAATAGATTTTATACAAGAACAATTACCTAAAAAAGAATATGACTTAAAAATATATAAAGAACAGATTACAAATTTAATTAAAGAAAAAAAACAAATAACTATTAACAGTTTAGATGAAGGTTTGTTAGATGACTTAAACATAATAAACAACAAAATTGAATCCATTTCTCAACAAAAAGGTGAAGTTATACACGCTCTTAATTTACTAGAAGAACAATATAACTTTGCTAAGTCCTATAAAAAAAGATTAGACGAAATAAACTCAAAAATAAATGAAGATGATACAAATAAAAAAATTCAAAAATTTAATGATATTTTTGTTGATTATTGTCAAAAATTATATAATGAAAAAAACTTTATGGTTTACGATGGTCTTTCTAATGGTGGATTTCCAATAAAAATTGAGTCTTTAGCTGGAAATTCAGGAACTGGTAAAACAAAAGCACTAACAGTAGCTTTTGATTTGGCATATATCAAATATGCAAATAAAATGAATATTCCAGGTCCTAAATTTGCTATTCATGACAAATTAGAAAATACTCACATAAATCAATTGGAAACTATTTTTGAAATAGCCGATTCTATAGATGGTCAATATATATTACCAATATTAAGAGAACGTATTGATAAATTAAATCCTAAAAAAATAGAAAGCAGTATTATTTTAGAATTAAATGAAGATGATAAACTATTTAAAATCTAAAATAAAAATTATATTTGCCTTGTACTTAAAATTTTCTAAAGGCGGTGAATAACAATGTTTAGAAGCAAAAAAAACAGACAGCATTTATTCTATTATTATTAATCACTTTATTTGCTACTATGAGTACTGCTTTTTCTACTACTTATGTTGGCTCTGTAAATTCAAACAAATTTCATTATACTTATTGTAGATATGCCGATCGAATTTATGAATCGAATAAAATTTACTTTTCTAGCAGAGATGAAGCTATTAATAGTGGCTATATTCCTTGTAAAGTTTGCTGTCCATAATCAAAAGGCACTAGATATTTTATCTAGTGCCTTATACATATCCTAGAAAGAAGGTTTTTTATGGGATGGAGATTTCGTAAATCATTCAAAGTACTCCCTGGTGTTCGTTTAAACGTTGGAAAAAAGGGAATTAGTACTTCGATAGGACCAAAAGGAGCCAAAGTAAATATTGGACCTAATGGAACACGTTTTACTGCTAGTATTCCAGGAACAGGTCTATCATATACTACCAGATTAGATAAACCTATCGGTAGAGGTATGACGCAATGTCCTTACTGTGGTCGTAGAATGCGTAAACAATGGGATAACTGCCCTCAATGTCATCAGTCTTTAATAAAGGTTGACAAACCTGAAAATAATATATCCACTGCTAAAACAGATGCCTATGACACTTACAATACCAATATATCAGATCCTCCAAATATTAATACAGATGATAAGAAGAAAAAACCTAGTTGCTTAGGTTGCGGTTGCCTAATTCTTATAATATTTTTTGTATTAGGTTTGATTGGTTCTTGTGCCAGTGGAACAAAAGAAGATACATCATCTAAAACTACTACTACCTCTGTAGAAGAAACTACATCTGAAAGTTCATCATCAACTACTGAACCTACAACAGAAGAAAATAATAATACAACCTCAACAAATACTAATCAAACAAACACCGAACAACAATCTTCTACCGTAGAAACAACTACTCCAGTAGTAGCACCATCTACTACAGAAAATAATACTACCTCCACTACTCATACATCAAAAGAAGTAAATCATTATTATGGTGACGGCCCTAATGGAGAAACAATTAAGGGGAACATAAACAGCAAAGGCGAAAAAATTTATCACGTTCCTGGTGGAGCTTACTATGATAGAACCGATCCAGAAGCATGGTTCTTCACCGAAGAAGATGCTCGTGCTGCTGGATATAGACCATCTAAACGATAATATTAAAAATTAATTATGGAAGGATTTTAACTATGACTGAAAACACATTCACTATGGAGCAATTTGAGGAAAAAATTAATAAGATTATTTTTGAAAAAGAAAATTTAGCAATAACAAATTTTAAAAATAATAAACTTAACTTTGTTCATTATACAAATGCAAATACTGCATATAAAATCATAAAAAATGAAGAAATCTGGTTACGTAATGTTCGTGGAATGAATGATTATAGAGAAATAGATTATGGAAGAAGTCAACTTATTGATGTTTTTAAAAATATAACTAATCGTAATAAATTAGAACAACTCATCAAAGAAATTGATCCCAACAAAAGCTATATAGATTTTTGTAATATTTGTAATCAATATATAAAAGATATTGAAGCACGTACTTATATAACATGTCTATCAGAACATCCATCTAGTGAAGATAATTATGGTCGATTATCAATGTGGCGTGCATATGGTCATCCAACAGGAATTGCAATGATAATATCTCCTAATTTTTTAGATATTGAACTTAGTTTTCAAAATAATACATTTTTAACAACACCTGTAATCTATTCTGATAAAGCTTTTATTGATATTATTCCCAAAATTTTAAATGCATTTAGTTCTGCCGATATGATATATTACTTTAAACAAATGAATATAACACATTTCTTTCATATTTTATCTAGATTTATATATATATATATAATGTCAATAAAACATCCTGGTTTTAAAGAAGAATGCGAATGGAGAATTATATTATCGCCTTTCTTTAAAAGAGATGAACAATACATTGATAAAAATATAGTAGAATCAGATGTAAAAACTGATTTTGGACATCCTGAAAAAATATATAAAATAAATTTAAATAAATTTAATTTTATTTCCAATGATTCTTCTAGATTATTAAAGAAAATAATTATAGGACCTAGTGAAAATGCGGATATAATAAAAGATGCATTTATTCATTTATTTAATAGTAAAGGTATTAATAACGCTGAAAACCTAATACAGATATCAGATATTCCTCTTAGATAATTTTTATTCTTCTATTCTGTCACACATATTTTAAAACTAACCATAGTTATGATACTTTATTATATTATTTAAATAGAAATGTACTAAAGAAGGTCTTAACTATGAATAAAAATTTATGTGTAATTGCTAACGGCATTGTACCATTAGACATTAGCTTGTTATCAGATAATGTAGATCTTGATAATGATTTAGTAAATCTAACATCATTTATTCCAAAAGAGATTATACAGCTATATGAAAGGAATTTACCTACATTTAAAGACGATTTTTGTGAACTAAATGATACAAAAGCAGTTAATATTAATACTACTGAAGTACTCAATAAATATATAAAAGATACAAATTATTTATTAATTGAAGTTGAAATAACATTTTCTGCTTTGACAAGAAAAATTATTAGTATAAATCTCCCCATCAAAAAAGATCATGCTAATGATATTGTTTTTCTAAATTGATGAATAAATTATATAAAACTTTCTCCTAATACTGGAGAAAGTTTTTATTTTTGCATAAATTTTATAATAATTACTTCCTGCACAATCTGTTCATTGTTGTTATACTTCTATTTTGCCATATTTACCTTAGAGGTGAATATCATGACAACACAAGGAAAAATTCTTATATATAAACGTAATTCAAAAAAAGGATTTAGTTATACTTATCGTATTGAAGCAGGCATTGATCCAAAAACTGGTAAGAGAAAACAACTCACTAAAAGTGGATTTAAAACAGCTAAAGAAGCAAGAGCTGCCGCTCAACCAATACTTAATAAATTATTGCTTGGAGAAAATATAATTGAAAGTAACATTACTTTTAGTGAATATGCTGCTATATGGTTAGCAGATAGAAAAAGTAATTTAAAAAAATCATCACAAAGTAATAATCTTGAAACTATAAAAATAGCTAACAGATATTTTGCCAATTTAAAAATGAAAAGTATAACACCATATATGTATCAACAATTTATAAATCATTATGGTGCTAATGTAAAACTAACAACATTAAAAACACGACACGTAATAATAAAAAATATATTTAACTATGCTGTAAAATATAAACTAATTAACTCAAATCCTACTATCAACGTAGAATTTCCACGAAAAAACATGAAAAAACTAGACATCAACAGCCTTTATTTAACAAAAGATGAACTAAAAAATTTTTTAATATTTCTTGAAAATAAAATCTATAAATCATCAGGATATTTCTATCCTATTTGTGTATTACTTGCTTATACTGGCATGCGTTTAGGAGAAGCTTGTGCTTTAACATGGGAAGACATTGATTTTAAAAACAAAAGCATTTTTATTCATTCTACAATGTATGCTAAAAATTATAATAACTATGTAAAACAAGATACACCAAAAACTCAATCTAGTATCAGAAAAATTTATATTGATAATTTCTTAATAACAGTATTAAAAAAATGGCGTAAAAAGCAACTAATAAACAGATTACAAAATGGAAAAAATAATAAAGTCGATGCAGAAAATTATGTATTCACAACAATTGTCGCTCATACAAATAAAGAAAAGGCGGTACTGCCTATTGCAGTATCAACCGCCTTTAAATATATTAATAAAAAGCATCTATTTCCGAAGCATATACATGCACATATGCTAAGACACACACATGTATCTCTGTTAGCAGAAACTAGAAAAGTAAGCCTAACAGATATACAAGCTCGTTTAGGTCATTCTAGCGACGAAATGACACGTAGAGTATATTTACATGTCACAGAAAAATCCAAAATAGATACAGCACGAATTTTTGAAGAATATATGGCAAATTAA